CCATTGTGCCTAATTCAATGTCAACCATGTATCTTTGGACTAATTTTGTCCTCATTCTACTTATGGCCTTAACCTCGCTATCATACAAATTTTGCGGGGTGTTCTCGGTTATCTGATTGAGGTCAACCGTTTGAATTATTGAAAGATAGTCGGAGGTTTTTAAGAATCGTGCCATAGTGCAAAATAATAATAAATTATTCGATATAATGTAAAAATGTAACTAAAATCTACTTGCTGATTTATATTCAGCATCCCGACCAACAACAACAAGCGGTTTTATAATTCCTGTTTGAAACCTTGCGTATTGTGAGGCGAATACCGATGTGATTAAGTAACGTGTTAAATCAACTATATGTGAATACGGCTGATAACTGACCTTCGTAACGGGGTCGGTAACTGTGCGTTTGTCTGGCTTTCCATTCTTGTCTTCCTTTGTGTTCTCAAAATCTAATATTGCAACTCTGCAACTTTCATCAGCTATAAAACTAATGCCTTGCTCATTGTAGCCTAAAATAGCATTAAAGAAATCGGCACTCGGGCGCACATTTGGATTTGATTTAGCCACGCGCCTAATCGGTTTAACCTCATCTAATTCATTGATTAATAAGCGAAACAAATCAAAGCCCTTTTCTTGCTTAACATCATCCTTTTGCGATGTGCTATCGCCACACACATAAACATGGCCGTTATGCTTCCAATGTCGTAACCGTTGCATTATTGCCCTGCCCATTGCTTTGGTTGTGTTATCGGGATTCTTTAAAGCTATGCAATCAATCAATCTTATTTCGTTTTCATCACTAATTTGAAAAATGCCGCAAGGGAAGTAAGGATTTACGTTTTCATCGAACGAAAGCCAAATTGCTAATGATGGGTCATAGGTTACAATGCCAGTGTGTTTAATGGTTGACCAACTCTTTAAGAATTCGCCACCGAAATCAACTTTGCCCCATTCGCCTAAAACATAAACTTTGTGCAGGTTTGGGTTTGCTTTAACTCTTTCGGTTAAATGGTGGATGTAATCGGCATCTAAAAATGAATTGTCTTTATACGTAGTGTTCATCAACATGGTTTCGGCATCAGGTTCATCAAAGAATCTGCGCTTTATCCAGTGTTGTTCACTTATTGGGTTAAATGTGATAATAAACTGTTTGTAGTTATTTGTTTCGCCTCGCACCCTTAACTCTAACTGATTGAAATCTAATTCATCAAGCTCGGTTGCTTCTTCACACCAAACAGATGTGATGCCTGCAATGGATTTTATTTTTTCGGGGTCATCCATACCGGCACACAATATTTCATTGCCAGTTGGATTGTGAGTAAATCGCATCTCACTTTTGTTTATAGTAAATTCGCTGAATATATCGTACTCTAATAGCTTATCGACAAACAATTGATAAACACTGTTACGAATGGTTGTTGCTACCTTTCTAATGCAAAGAATGCGATGGCCTTGCTCGGTTGTTATGCGCAGGATAATCTTTTGAACTGCCGCTATGGATTTGCCCGATCCTGCGCCGCCTTTCAAAACTGCATATCGTTGCCTATTTGAAAGAAATGGAATGTATGATTTATTTACTTCGATTTCACGCTCCATGAACGTATTTCTTTCCCGTTAGTGGTCAAATCTGTTTTAGTTGCTGCATAACTTCCATCCATCTTATTAAGTTCGGCAATGGCTTTAGTTCTATCGTTGTGGTCTGGCTCTGATGGGTACTCCATAATCTTGCCCGCAATCACAAACGGTTTCTTAATCTTAACCTCACCTTTGGCAATCTTGCTCAACATCTCCATTCGTTCGGCAGTTGATAGAATATTCTTTTCCGCTAATTCAGTAATGGCAGTTGATGTGGCATTGTTAATTGCTTGCTTAACTAACTGCTTATGTTCTTGTATTTCCTTTGCATACCTTTTAGCAAGTATTGAGCCCTTGCTTCGTGCGGTGTTGCCATTTACTTTTTTTTGTGCAATGGCCTCAATATAGGCTTTATCCTGCGATATGCCATTGGCAACTAACTCAATGAATTTAGTGTGTTTAGGTGATGGTGTTGCCATTTTTAATTATTGAGCGCTGAGGTCGGTGTAACCGCCATCTCGATACTGGAAGTACCGCGACTTTTATTTAGCCCATCAGCGCATATTTCTTTTTTGGGATATGGTTTACTTAATGATTTGCACAAAGGTAATAAAGATTTGTCAATGGGATAAATGTATTTCCATTTAGGCTTTGTTTTTAATACTTCTATTTTAAAACCTCTTTTTTTTAATTCTACAGATGAACAAGTTCCATACCTGCTTCCTAATGTTCTTCTATGTTCCCTTTTGCCATTTACAATTAAATTAGTATCTATTGAAAATCCAGTATAAATCCAATTTGTTGCTTGATATATTGTCCCATAATGTCCTTGTTCACTATCAGCATAAGAAACCAATAACTTTATATTTGGATTTTTTTTACCAACTAATTTTATACTTAAAGATAATGCTTTAGTAGTTGATTCTTGTTTCCCATTTAAAGCCATTCTTAATAATTCAATAACTTGACCTTGTTTTAATTGATATGGACTTGCAATATTATTTGTAGCACCAACTCCATAACAAATTACACCACACCATTCATTTGCATTATTAAAAACATTAAATGCTATTCCAACATTAGGAACTGCTTTTGCATAATGGAAATTTATACAAGCATATTTAATGGCTTTATGTGATGCAATCTCTAATCTCATATTTCACCTGCACTTACTGAAAAATATGCACCTTCGTATTTTCTATCAAGTAATTCTTGAATATCAATTTCTGCTTTTTGCAATTGTTCTGGACTTTCAAAAGTGATTTTTAATGTAGCAGGTTTGTTCTTTTCTTCACCAATTAAATCATCATAATTTGGTTCAATTTCTTTTTGAGCAATTCCCCATTCAACACAAACTGCTTCACCAAGTTCTGCTTCAATCAATTCAGCATCAAACACTATGTTAGCCTTTGCTGATGCGTTATCAGCCAGTGCCATCTCTCTGCCTTGTGGTGAATCTAAATCAATGTCTGTTCTTTTTACCGCTATAAGTTGTGTTCCATCGGATTCGACAATAAGAACATCTTCAATACCAGAATATTCAACAGACTTGTTTCCTGCGATTATACGATTGTTTTTATCCAAAAGGATACTTCTACCTGCTCCAAACTTTTGAAACGATTTGCGTATCATTTCTGCGCCATTCTCGCTACCTTTGTTGAAGTTCTTATCATCAGCAATTAGTGATGTTGCCTTTATATTTTCGTTTTGTTTACTTTTCATAGCACAAATGTACTAATTATTTTAAATATGATAATATTTCTGTTTGAATTTGTTCAAATGATGTAGCTAAAATGTAAACACCTCCATCTGACCTAACTTCATTCATTCGTTCTTTTTGCTTGTCACTTTGCCTATCATTTGGACTTTTAACCTCAATTGCAAATAACCTACCTTTTATTATTGCTTGCAGGTCTTCCATACCTACGTTCAATCCTTTTATTCTTATCATTTTGCCTTTAATCATTCTTGCCCTGCCTTCTGATGATATTCTTTGAACAGAATTACATCCGTGTACTATTTCTAAATACTTTTCTATAAGTTCTGTAAATCGGTTTGTATTGAATGCATCTTTTGTTTCTTTTGGCTGGATAACATTGTTTACTGGCAGGTCAAGATGATTAGTGCTTAACTTAACTTTGCGTTTCTTAACAACTTTCTTTTTTGTAAGGTTAAACCTTTCAACTTTCAATGTGTCGTGAAATCGTGGTTGCATCTTTGTGCGCTTCCAAGCGTGATAAATTTGTTCGAATTCTGGAATGCTAAAAATCTTCATTTGGTTTTAGGTTTGATGTGAATACTGGTGCTTCTTTATTTACTGCATCATTTATATCTCTAAACTTTGTATACTGCCCATCCCATCCAAGAAGAATGTCATCAGTAGTTGCACCATTTCGGTGCTTGGCAATAATAAACTGCGCTTTGCCAACTGTACTATTACCATCATTGTCTTCCATAATTCCGTGATATTCTGGTCTGAATAAGAATGTAACCATATCAGCATCCTGCTCAATGCTTCCACTCTCACGCAAATCGGACAATATAGGTGTTTTATCTGACCTTTCTTCAACCTTTCTGCTTAATTGTGATAATGCAATGATTGGAATGTTTAACTCTTTTGCTACTGCTTTTAAACCGCGCGAAATATATCCAACTTCCTGCTCTCTTCCGTTAACATTGTCAACCTTTCCAGCAGTCATCAGTTGAATGTAGTCAACAATGGCAAGTTTAATGTTGTGGTCACGTTTTAACTTTTTAAGTTTAACCTTAAATTCAAACACGGATATTGCTGGTGTATCATCAATAAATATCTTACTATTAACTAACTTTTGGCACATCAAACGCTTGCGTTGAACCTCATCATCATTAAGGCCAGTTCGCATAAACTTTTCCAAAGGTATTTCACATTCAGCACTTTGTAAACGATTCATAAGTTGCATTGATGACATTTCAAGACTAAAGAAAGCCACTGGTTCATTGAATTCAACTGCTGCATTTCTGGCTATGTTTAAGACAAATGCAGTTTTACCCATTGCTGGCCTTGCTGCTAATATAATCAAATCACTATTTTGCCATCCTCCAGTAACTGCATCAATATCGAAATAGCCACTTGGCACACCACTAATGCCTTGCTTTGACCTAATTTCAATGTTACGTTTTTCTGATTCAAAGAATA